CTAAATCAGAAGCCCATCCAATAACTCCAGATAAATTCCGACAGCTTCTTCGATCTCTTTCAGCATGATATATTCCTCTGCTGTATGCGAACGTGAAGAGCGTCCCGGACCGATCTTTACCGAAGGGAAGGACATTAATGCCTGATCGGACAGAGTTGGAGAACCGAAAGGAACACGGCCAAGCTTTACTGCTTTCTGAACAAACGGATGTTTTTCATCAATTTGTGAAGAGTTGAGGCGGTATGAACGCGCTTTGGCGTCACAGGAAATATGTTTTTTGATTTCCGCAAACAGTTCTTCGTTTGAGTAAAGTTCGTTGCTCCGGATGTCGACAACGAAAGAACATTTGTCGGGAATGACATTGTGTTGAGTACCTGCATTAATCACCGTGACGCTCATCTTCACCGGACCTAGTAGCGGAGATTCCTTTTCAAAACGATAGTCACGGAACCAGGCGATGTCATCCAATACTTTGTAGATAGCATTGTCTCCCTCATTGCGTGCCGCGTGTCCGGCTTTACCTGTTGCAGTGACGTCTAACACCATTAAGCCTTTTTCGGCAATGGCGGGCTGCATCTCCGTCGGTTCGCCCACTATGGCGAATGAGACAGGAGGAAGTCCCGGCAATACACTTTCAATTCCGTCCTTACCTGAAACTTCTTCTTCGCACGAGGCAAGATAAATGAGGTTATATTTCTGCGAAGTGCGACATAGTTGCAGGAACACCTGTAATAACGAAACAACGCTGGCGCCGGCATCGTTGCTGCCCAGCCCGTACAATTTGCCATTTTCTTCGCGGGGAGTGAACGGATCCTTTCTCCAACCGTTGACAGGTTTTACGGTGTCAATGTGAGAGTTAAGCAGGATAGTGGGCTTTTTCAGATCGAACATCGGACTGAGGCACCACACATTATTTCCCTTGCGCCCGGTCTGCATACCTGCCATTTCAATATAGTTTTGCAGAAAATCCGCAGCTTGGGTTTCTTCCCGGCTGATGGAAGGAATGCTAATCAGTGATTTAAGCAGGCTTACAGCCTCTGTTGTCATATAGGAAATATCATATTTCATAGTCAAATCTTTTATCTATATCTTAATCTTTGCACAAAGATAGTCGTTTTGAGCAATAGTTTCAAATAAAACTAATACCTTTGTACCATATTTACTAATACAAAAAGTATGACTTATCATCATTTATCTGTCCTGGTCCATCGTCAGGCCGAAAAATATGGCGACAAGGTAGCCTTAAAATACCGCGACTATGAGACAGCTCAATGGATTCCTATTTCGTGGAATCAGTTCTCGGGAACTGTACGACAAGCAGCTAATGCTTTCGTGGCGTTGGGAGTGGAAGAACAAGAGAATATCGGTATATTTTCACAGAATAAGCCCGAATGGTTCTATGTTGACTTTGGTGCATTTGCCAATCGCGCTGTTACCATTCCGTTTTATGCGACCAGTTCGCCTGCGCAAGCGCAATACATCATCAATGATGCGCAGATTCGTTACCTTTTTGTGGGGGAACAGTTTCAATATGATGCTGCTTTCAGCATTTTCGGTTTCTGTTCTTCCCTGCAACAACTGATTATCTTTGACCGTTCGGTGGTGAAAGACCCTCGTGATGTATCTTCTATCTACTTTGATGAATTTATGGCAATGGGGGAGGGACTCCCGCATAATGATACGGTGGAAGCACGGACGGAACGCGCTTCTTACGATGATTTGGCGAATATCCTTTATACGTCCGGAACAACCGGCGAACCGAAAGGAGTCATGCTGCATCATTCCTGCTATCTGGAACAGTTCCATACACATGACGACCGCCTGACGACAATGTCGGATAAGGATGTGTCCATGAACTTCCTGCCACTGACGCACGTATTCGAGAAAGCGTGGTGTTACCTTTGTATTCATAAAGGCGTACAGATTTGTATCAATCTTCGTCCGGCAGATATTCAGACGACTATCAAGGAGATCCGGCCGACGTTGATGTGCAGTGTTCCCCGTTTCTGGGAAAAGGTATATGCAGGCGTACAGGAGAAGATCAATGAGACAACCGGCTTAAAGAAGGCGTTGATGCTGGATGCTATCAAAGTGGGTAGAATCCATAATCTGGATTATCTGCGCCGGGGGAAAACACCTCCGGTGATGAATCAGCTGAAATATAAGTTCTACGAAAAAACGATCTATTCTTTACTGAAGAAGACGATCGGCATTGAGAATGGAAACTTTTTCCCGACTGCCGGTGCTGCCGTTCCCGATGAGATCAATGAATTTGTTCATTCGGTAGGCATCAATATGGTGGTTGGATACGGCTTGACGGAATCTACGGCTACTGTATCCTGTACGTTGCCGGTGGGCTATGACATCGGTTCGGTGGGTGTCGTACTGCCGGGAGTTGAAGTGAAGATAGGTGAAGACAATGAAATACTGCTTCGTGGTAAGACGATCACGAAAGGATATTATAAGAAAGCGGAAGCCACTGCTGCCGCTATTGACCCCGACGGCTGGTTCCACACGGGGGATGCAGGTTACTTTAAGAATGGACAGCTTTTCCTGACGGAACGTATCAAAGACCTGTTCAAAACATCGAACGGCAAATATATCGCTCCGCAAGCGTTGGAAACAAAACTGGTGATTGACCGTTATATCGATCAGATTGCTATTATTGCCGATCAGCGTAAGTTTGTTTCTGCCCTTATTGTTCCTGTGTATGGATACGTGAAGGAATATGCTAAGGAGAAAGGCATTGAGTATAAAGATATGGCCGAACTGCTGCAACATCCGAAGATTGTCGGTCTTTTCCGTGCCCGGATAGAAACGTTGCAACAGCAGTTTGCTCATTACGAGCAAATCAAACGCTTCACTCTGCTTCCCGAACCATTCAGCATGGAACGTGGCGAACTGACCAACACGCTGAAATTGAAACGGGCGGTTGTAGCGCAGAATTATAGCGAGTTGATTGAAAAGATGTATGAGGAGTAAGCAGGCTTTTTCGTATATTTGTTGTAATCTGAAGTATCTTATTTGATTATCAACGCTTTGTAGAAAACTCGCATGAGAACGGGCAACGGATAAGAAAATTCCAAGCTGTTTAGAATCACTATATTCCTCATGCTTTCAAATAACTCTTTTTTCTTGATGCAAAGGTAGCATTTTTTCGTGATTGCCGGTAATTTTCGGGCATAAAATATCACGGTCATTTCAAGAAACATATACAGCGGACATGACAGCCATACCGTAGCCGAATCCCCGTAACTCACAGGCAAAGGTAACCCGTGTCCTGCTCGTACAAGCAAGGTCAAGCCCTCCGGGTGTCGTGGAAAAATCATCCTCGCCCGGAGGGCTTGCGGTATTTTTCCCGCCAACCTTGCATGTACGGGACACGACCTTTTATGGCCTGTAGTTACGGGAACTCCGGCCCCGAAAAGCCGGATCACTAAAAATAAATTGTTATGTCACAGCAGGTAACAAAAGAAAAGTACAGTATCGAAACACTCAGAGAGCGGAATGTTTCATACGACCACCAGCATTGGCTGACACAGGAAGATGTGGATATGGCCAACAGTTATGTGGAACTCATTGAGCGGACACGCTCTAAGATTACACCGCAAATCGGAGACAGGCTGGTATATGTAACCGAACACGGGGATTATTACGGAAACGCCCTTATTGACAGCAGGAGTGCAAAAGAAGGATATCTTTCCGTATGCGAACAGCCGTATGTGCCTTTCGTGTGGGAAGAGGACGGCAATATCCGTCTGAGTGTCAGCGGAGGCGCATTCCATTCCGTGAATCCGGAGGAACTGAAATTCCTGAAATGGACGGAAGGGGTGTTCAAGGACTGGGGGCATTGCGGTGCTTGCGCCAACGGTTCGGTGTCATTTCTGGCTAAGGTACCGTTATGGTTTTATGCCGAACCCAATCCCAGGTATGGAGATTTCACGACCGAGACCTACCGGAAGTTCTACCTACACAAAAGGGAGGAATCGGAAAACGGCAATCTCTATCAAGGCTTTGACATCGCTTTTCGGGACGAAGCCGAGTTCCGGCAGTTCCTGAAGGACTACGAAGGAACGGTGTTCAAGGGAAATTGGGATAATCAAATCGTGTTATGGTGTTTCCGTCGGGAATATGTGTTCTTACCTTCCGCCGAATGGGAAAAGATAAAAATCCCTGCCGTAGAGCGAAAGCTCAACTTCCATCCCGAGCAGGTCAAGATAGTCAAGGACATGGAAAAGCACATCACTTATTTCTACCGGATTAAACCGGATAATTTTTAACATTTAACCCTAACAGATATGCAAACGACAACAGCACCCAAGGCCGGCAACGCTCCCGACCTGCTTCAAGGCATTCTGAGCGTACAAGTGAGAAACGAGGACAAGATTACGGAACAGGACCGTGTCTATTGCCAGACGCAGCAAAACCTGCTTTACAAGACACTCGACCAGATTGACCGCTGGTACGCCGTCTTCAAGGAAGAAGCCGAACAATATCAAGCCGAACGTAAGTTCCATTACGAAGAAAACGGCAAGGTTTCCATGCGTGATTTCTACACTTACCATAACGACAGGGAAGACTATTCACACAACGAGTTCAAACCGTTTGACCTGATTAACGATCTGGTAGATAAGAACCGAAACGCCAACGCGAATTTTGCGAACCGCATCATTTCTTATTTCAACAGGACTTACAAAGTGTCGGTTCCTGAGTATAAAATAGACGAAAAGACCCTTCCGATGGGCTTCCGTCCTGTTTATGACACATATGTAGATGTAGTCATCGAACACTTGGGCGGCAAGAGTTTCCGGGAAACGGCCGTGGAAGAACTGCTCGCACGCCTGAGCAAAGTTGTCAGACCGGCATACTGGAGCAAAGTCAAGACGGAGTTGAAGAAGGACAAGATAATCTTTCCCGAAATCATCCGTTTCGACGATTTTTCCATGCAATACAACCAAAGGAACAGAATCTCCTACAACTACGGCGGAGAACTGGAAACCCTGTGTGCCGGCATTGCCTACGGTGCGGATGACATACTGAATGGAAATTCAAAGATGATTATCCGTTTTGATGACAACGACATTTCTGTCACAGACTGGTACGACCTTACGACCACCAATGCCGAGCAAATCCGATTCTACAAGAACGGACGTATCGATGTCCGGTTCAAGGACAGTGCGGCAGCCGAAAGTTGTTTCAAGCGTCTGCATCTGGATGAAATCACCCTAAGAGAAAACTGACCATGATAAGATTTACACAGCACCCCGTAAGGCAATCCTTGCGGGGTGTTTTCATTTTTAACGATAAACAGATAAAGTCATGTATGCCATCATCCCCCAACAGATACCGCAAGGTATGCGTGCCGAAGTCAACGAGAAGATACTTTTCGCCATAGACTCCGGCAAGAACCTCATTCCGGCGGAGAGCATCTACAACTGCTATACCGGTATCGGAGGGCTGCACAACCTCAAACAGTCCGACTTTGCCAGCTACCACGAGTATGCCGAAGCGAAGAAGGAGTTCGAGATGGGACAGTTCTTCACCCCGCATGAAATATGCCGGGACATGGTGGATATGCTGTGTCCTGTCTCATCCGAAATGGTTCTTGACATGTGTTGCGGTATGGGCAATTTCTTCAACCATCTGCCCAACCCGCATAATGCCTACGGCTTCGACATAGACGGCAAGGCCGTGTCTGTCGCACGATACCTCTACCCGGAAGCCCATATCGAGAAATGCGACATCCGGCAATACTATCCGGAACAACGTTTCGATGTTATCATCGGCAATCCTCCTTTTAACTTGAAGTTCGACTACAAACTGTCGCAGGAATACTATATGGACAAGGCTTACGATGTGCTCAATCCGGCAGGAATCCTGATGGTCATCGTGCCCTGTTCCTTCATGCAGAGCGGGTTCTGGGAGAAGACACGGATAGCCGGTATAAACGGCAGATTCTCATTTGTCGGTCAGACGAAGTTGGGCCCGTCAGCCTTTGCCGCAGTCGGAGTCCATGACTTCAATACGAAAATCATGGTATTTCTCCGTAAATCGGGCCACATCAAGATGCAGGCTTACAACGCGGAAGAATTCATAACGGCGGACGAGCTGAAAAAGCGCATCGGCGAGGCAAGGGCGATGAAACACCGGTTGCGTTTCGACCTGATGCGCGAAACCAACCGGATCAACAAGGAAGAACTTGAGCTGTTCGAGTACAAACTTGCCAAGTACATGTACGAGCTGAAGGCGCACGCCAAGTTGAACAAACATATAGACAAGGCGGAAGCGTTGGTCACGAAGTTCCGTAACCAGAAACCGCCTGAGAACGCCACGCGGGAGCAGGTGGAGCAATGGGAGAAGAACAAACTGACCCCGAAGAAAGTGCTTGCCGTCATCCGCAGGTACATCACCTCGCAAAATACCGTACCTCGCAAGGAAGTGGCATTGGTGAAGACCTCATACGGCTTCAAACTGAAACAATATGCTCCGCGACTCCTTGACAAAGTTCCGCACAAGGCGGCAAGTATCAACGACCTCGTGCTGGAACGTACTGAACTGCCCATGCCGGAAGTGCCGACAGAAAAGAACATGCATCAAATCCGTGCGGCGGAGAAACTGATCCGACGCAAGCGGAGAGAGTACGAAATGCAGAACCGGCAGTTCCCGGAAATGGAGGAAGATGGCAGGCTGAAAGAATACCTGGACCGGTGTGCATTCATCAACAAGGACGGCGAGACCTGCGAGTTTACCACGCTCCAGAAACACGACCTGAACCTCGTCTTGCAGAAACGCCACGCGCTGCTGAACTGGCAGCAAGGCTCTGGCAAGACAGCCGCCGTGTACCATCGTGCCAAATACCTGCTCAAATTCCGCAAAGTACGGAATGTCATCATACTGGCTCCTGCCATCGCCACCAATATGACATGGATACCCTTCCTCTCGATAAACAGGGAACAGTTCCGGGTGGCAAGGAACAATGCCGACCTGGAAGCTGTGCCGGAAGGCGTGTTCATCGTCCTATCCACCTCCATGCTCGGCAAGCTGAAACGGGGCATGGCAAGGTTTGTCAAACGCAGTTCAAGAAAACTGTGCCTTGTTTTCGACGAGTCGGACGAGATAACCAACCCGTCGTCACAACGTACAAGGCATATCCTCGGTCTCTTCCGCCGCCTCAAATACAAGATACTCGACACCGGTACGACCACACGCAACAACATCGCCGAACTGTACAGCCAGTTTGAGCTGTTATATAACAATTCCATAAACATGGTCTGTTGGAGCAGTCGTGTGTACCACGAGAACAGGGACAAGGAGATAGAGGAAGATAACAATCCGCACTATGGTGAGCCGTTCCCCGCTTTCAGGGGGCATGTGCTTTTCCGTGCCTGCCACTGTCCGGGGAAATCCACCGTGTTCGGCATTGAGAAGCAGAACCAGGATGTCTATAACAAGGAGGAGCTGGCCGGCCTTATCGGGAAGACCGTCATTACACGCAAGTTCAGGGACTTTGCAGGAGAGAAATACAAGATACGGACACATACCGTCAGCCCGTCCGACGGCGAGCGTGAGGTTTACCGTGTCATCATCGAGGAGTTCTGCCGCATCTGCGAACTGTATTACAACAGCACGGGGGATGCAAAGAAGGATGCCGGACTCCGGCTTATGCGCCAGATCAAGCTGCTCATCAAGGCCTGCTCCGTCCCACACCTGATAGAGGGCTATTCCGGAGACGGGATTCCGAACAAGACAAGGTACATCGAAAGGCTGGTACGGAAGATACCCGGCAAGGTGGCTGTCGGCTGCACGTCCATAGCCGCATTCGACCTTTACGAGAGCCGTCTTCGCGAATGTTTTCCTGACCGTCCCGTATTTGTGGTCAAGGGCGACGTGGCGTTCAAGAAACGGCAAAGCATCGTGACGGAGTTCGATTCCACCATCAACGGCATACTGGTATGCACGCAGCAGAGCCTGAGCAGTTCGGTGAACATACCCACCTGCAACGACGTGATACTTGAATCCCTGCAATGGAACATCCCGAAGATGGAGCAGTTCTACTTCCGTTTCATCCGTCTCGACTCCAAAGAGCTGAAGGACGTGCATTATGTCACCTACAAGGACTCCGTGGAGCAGAACCTGATGGCGCTGGTGCTTACCAAAGAGCGGCTGAACGAGTTCATCAAGACGGGCGAAGTAAAGGAACAGTCGGAAATCTTCGAGGAGTTCGACGTCACCATGTCCGTCATCGAGAGCCTGCTGGTCAGGGAACGGGACAGCGAAGGCAAGATACACATCAGCTGGGGAAGCCAGCGCATCATGAACTGAAAAATGGAAAAACAAATGAGAAACCGCAGATTCCATTCCACAGGCAAAGGTAGCCCGCCCCCTTACCGGCAGGGCAAGGTCATGCCGCAAGCGGTTTTCGGGAAAATCATCCTCGCCGGAGGCTCCGGTATTATCCCGAAAAACCCTGCACTGCCGGGGTGCGGACCTTTTGGAGCCTGTGGAATGAAATCCCCGGTTCCGAATCATAAACTATAATGAAGAATATCATGGACTTGAATCAGGCAGAAGTGGCAGTGACCACGCAGCATCTCATAGACATGGGGCAGGAAAAAGACAACCTGCTGCAAATGTCCGACTTCGGCGACATGGGGGAATTCCTGTGCACCTGCTCCGAACTGTTTCCCGAAGAGGAAACTCCGGAATACAGGTACACGAGATGGGAGGAAATCCCGGACCTGCTCATCAACCGGGAATGGCTGTGTTCCAACTTCTTCGAGATAAGGGAGGCGATGGAACAGCTGGAGGAACCCGACAAGGATTGCTTCTTCGACTGGTGTGACCGTTACGGGCATGACATCAGTACGGAAGACCCGCACCTGCTGGTGGCGCACTATATCGAACTTTATGGAAATGCGGCCTATATCGACGATGAGCCTTGCCCGGACAGCGGGGATGACAGCCTGCTGTACTATCCGGGCATATCAAGCAACTATTTCGACACGGGTATTCCCCGCTTCGAGGTATTCGATGACAATTACGATTAAAGCGTATAAACATATACAAGATGGAAATCAACTTCAAAGGACCGGTAATGCCGGTTGACCCCTATTCGCAAATGGCGTTTGTGGAGATACTGAACATTCTCCTGACGGCAGGGCACATCGTGGATGTGAACAGGTTCCTGATAAACAGGAATGCCAATCCGCTATTCGGCTCGTTTTCAGGATATTTCAGATGGTCATTCTCCGACAACCACTTTACCCTGTGGCAACGGGTGGAATACAACTCGCCGCTCTGCTTCAGCCGGCGCATATTCAGCATCCATTTCGGGATGCTGGCAAGCCGTGACAGGAAAAGAGACAATACGGTAATGAACTAAAAACATATCAATATGAGTCACCAGGTAATTACAAGAATGGCATACAATGCCAAAACCAAGCAGATAGAAACTTGGCAGCATTCCAACAACGTGTGGCCGACAACAGACCATTTTTATGCATTGGATGTGAAAACAGACGAACAGATGTTTGAATTCATAACATTGATAGCAAACGGATTGTGGCAAGGGCGCAAATGGCGTAAAGCATTCAAGACACTTTTTGAAGAATATCCGGAATTGGTCAGGTCCTCATACGAGCACGAGCTTAGAGGCCAACCTTGGAAGGCATACTGTGCCATTTGCAAAAAATATGAGGAACTTGCCCAAAGCAAATGCAATGAAATAGTTGCGCGATTCAGGCAACTTACCGGGATTGTCTGACCCAAACAGATGCAAAATATATGGAAGAGATAAAGATTTCAAACAGACAAATCGCGCTGATGGCTTTCGACCGGTTGCGCAAGGAAGACAAGACAGATTCCGCATTGAAACTCGCACGGTGTATGCTGCATGGCACAAGCATATCTCTTGGCATAGGTGATATCGACTGGGAGATAGACAGGGCAATACAGCAGTGCGGAGGAGTGCCAAGAACAGGATACAGATACACGGCTTATTTCCACTTCAACCGGAATACGGAAATGGCAAAGGAAATATATGACAAGATCGTGAAGGAACTGTATGGTTAGGAAACAACACGGAGGCGGCTTGAAGGCCGCTTCCGTCATTTATAACGGTATGTACGGGAAAAGGAATCCTGCCGTACACAGGTAACAGAAATGGATGAACAGAAAACATTGACATTGGATTTCATCAAATCCCTGATGGAACCGGCCTATACACTAATATGGACGGACTACAATGACAATCTTGACAATCATTGCGGACTGATTCAAAAATGCCTTGACAGCAAGAGCCGCGAACATTTGTGGGAAAAGGCAGACGAGTGGTACAGCGATGCCGAATGGGAAGCTGTCCGTGAGATTATTGCGAAACTGAAAGAGGAATGTGCCGTATTCCATGACTTTGACGGGGAAGCGGTCGATGACTTCTTCGATGAATACGAAGATGAAATCCGTGACGAGATTTACAGCCGCAACGATTCGGACGTGGTGAAGGAATTGGTAAGGCACACGGACGACATTCCTATCCGTGTGGAGATGCTTTCCAACTATGACTGCATCAACTCCAACTGGTTTGAATCGCAAGGCGGTTACAGGTACGAGGAATCCTACTTCGGGGACATGGTGGACAGCCTGAACCTCAATCCGGCGAGAGTAAAGAAAATCTTGACAGAGCACGGCTACAGGGCTTACGGGCGTTTCCCGAACCGTAAGAACCGGAACGGCAAGGAGCAGGTTTCCTACGAACAATTCTACGAGGAACTTATCAATTCCTGCTGCGGGGCGAACCTGCTGACTTACATCGGCAGGGTAAGCCTGAAAGAGCTGTATGAAGCCGACTTTTCATTGAAAGAGGTCATTATCCCCAAAGGCAACTGTTGCGGACTTTTCAGTTCGACGTATGGTGGTGGAAGCCTGCTTGAAATGGAACTGAAACGGGACGTAAAGCTGAAATTGGAAGTCAAGGACTATCATGGTTTCCGCTTCCGGCTGGATGACGAACGTTCCAAATATGACTGTTCGGTCCGGCATGTATATGGGGTGGACGACTCCTTTTTCGGAGATGCGGTTCGCATTGTATCCTGATAAAATCAACTAATCAACAATCAAATCATAGAAGATTATGGAAAAATACGATGTAAAAGTAAGGTACATCTTCGAGGGTACTTACACAGTGGTGGCGGAAGACCGTGAAGAAGCGGAAAGCATGGTGGCGGAAGACTGCGGTCTGGTATTGGGCGGCAACATCCACACAACGCGGGATGACGATGAAGTGACGGACTGGAAGTTCGGTTGTCATCCGGACTTGCAGGTTCTCTCCGTAAGGCAGCGAGGCGGGAAATCCCCCATGTCGGTGTTCGGAGACAGGATCGAAGAACTGCGAAAAGACATCATCGAAGCGATACGGCAGTTGCTCCATGACCATGCCATGAACGCGATACGGTTTCCGGAAGAGGATTATGACCCGGTCTGGGTGATATGGTTTGGCAAGAACGGAGACCCCTACGAATGCAGGGTGACAGGACTCCGGGTAACGGACAGCAGCCTGACCGTCCTTGCCGAAGAGAAAGAAAGCGGTGATGAAGTGGAATGTTACAGCCCGTTCGAACTCGGAGCCAGTAACATCGACTGGCTTTCCGGAATGTATGAGGCTGTATGGCAGCAACTGGAAGAGAGCAAAAAAGTAGAACCACAAACTGAAGAACAATGAAATATCAAGCGGAAAACGCAGTCTCCAGCTTCTTCTACTATATGTGGAACGCCTGGAGCAAGGAAGAATGCAAGGCCGTATTTGGAGATATGTACCGGCACTTCTGGGATAAATGGTCCGCATTGGCGGACAAGTCCATATTCGGCGCGGCGGAACGGTTCTTTGCCGAGTTATCGGAAAACAACCAGAAATTGCTCGTGGAACGTGCCGTTACACTCTATGACGGCAGGGCTTTCAGAAAAGAGCCGGACGATTCCGACATCCTTGTCTGTAAAGAATGCGGTTCACGGCAGTTGGAAATCCAAGCATGGATAAACGCCAATACGGATGAACGTATCAGCTATGTGCATGATGACAATAACGGGCTGTGGTGCGATGGGAAATGGTGCGAAGAATGTGGCGTTCAGGTCTTTTTCTGTACTAAGGCGGAGTTCACACAAAAGATGCAGGGCTGGTGGGAGTCGTGCGGTTTTGAAACAAAGGAACAAATCACAGGGTTGAAAGTCTGTGACTCTCCGCCTTCCGAAAACACGCAGACATTCATTGATGCGGCAGACCAATGGTGGAACAGCCGGGACTACGAACATAAACGGGAAATTTACAACAGGTATAATTCTAAAAACGAATAATATGCAGATTAACATCATTGAACAGATTAGCAACTCATGCAGTTGCAGCCATATGGAAGCGCAGGAATACTTGGATTCTGAAATCCGGTACCTGCGCGAGTTGCAGGAGGCGGACGACCTGAGGGAAGATGACATCGAAATGGCGTGCAGCAACCTCGGACTTGACCTTGACAACCAGGAATATTTTATCAACCGCCTCGCAGGGGCATAAATACCTATAGCTATGGCTTATTTTCATAACATACATTCATTGGCGGACCTGAAGAAGGAATACCGCCGTCTGGCATTGCAGCACCACCCGGACAAGGGTGGCGACACTGCCATCATGCAACAGGTGAACACCGAGTTTGAAAGGCTTTTTGAAGTCTGGAAAGACAAACCGGATGTCTCTGCCGCATCAACCGGGTATGAACATGACTATTCGGGTGCCACGGCAAAGGAATATACCGAGTACGTGTATAATGAATACCGTTGGAAAGGTCGCAACTACAAAGGGCAACATGCCCCTGAAATCGTAGAACTTGTGAGAACTTGGCTAAAGGAAATCTATCCGAGATATAAGTTCTCCGTCAGACGGGAGAACTACAATTCCATTTACATCAAACTGATGAGCGCGGACTTTGAGGCGTTCACCAGGGAATCCGGCAAAGTACAGGATCATATCAACCACTACAACATAGAGCGAAACCCCGATCTTACAGACCGTGCCAAGGAGGTGATGCTGAATGTCTGTGACTTTGTCATGTCATACAACTTCGATGACAGCGATGCGATGACGGATTATTTCCATACCAATTTCTACCTGACATTGGCTATAGGGAGTTACCGGAAGCCTTACAAGGTGGAACTGCCGAAACTTGACTGTAAGGGGAAGGACAAGCCGGAAGTGTTCAAGCATCCCGAAGGTCCGGCACACAAGGCCATCAGGCAGGCGTTGGGCACAGCCCGCTTTGATTTTATCGAGCACAGGAGGCATTCCGGCGAAATGATATTCGGAGAAGACCATTACGGCTCACACGGAGAGCATTATTTCTGGCCGAAGGATTATTCAAGCGCGAAACTGGCTCAGAAACGGATCGACAAATTGGAGAAAGCCGGTATTCGGTGCAAGCTTACAGGCTATAACGGCGGTTACATTCGTTTTATCGGCTACACTCCCGAAGCAGAAGCGTTACTGGAGAAGGAACGACAGGAATACATCACCGCCCATCGGCAATGGCAAACCAAACAGACAGTAATCAATTAAACTTATCAATATGGAACCGAACAATTTGAACGAATGGTGGGGCGGACAGCCCGACGGACTGAAACAGGCATTCTCTCTTTTTCCCGATGGACGGTGGAAAGAGGCGGACCTGTATTTGCGAATCAATATCCGTAACTACTGCCTTCTGAAAAAAGGAGGGCTGCTTCCCGAAGACAAGGACCGCTCGATGCTCAGCGAGATTGTCTGTGAGCTGGCCGATACGGAGCTGTGCCGTGCAAATGGAAAGACACTCGAAGACATGTGCGATACGGACGGGGCTTTTCTGGAAGAGTACCAGGAACTGTTCAACCGGATATACGATGAACTGGAAATGAGAATTACGGATTATATGAACGGACAATCAAAAAAAATGTAACAATGAAAGCAAAAGTGTTCAAGTACAAGTCTGACGGGAATACCGTCGTGGCTTCTTATATGGAACTGGAGCCGTATGCGAAGAATGTATATCTCTCCCTGTCAAGAAAGAACGAAGACGGGAATGAAGACGATGACTGTTTCCATGTGGTCTGCCGGATTGAAAACGTTTATTTTTCCAGCGGGCAGTATTCACGCCGGTTTCTCAAGGGAGAAGATTGCAGAGAGGAAGCCGCCACCTATTGCAGGAACTGGATTGCGGATACGCTTCAAAGTGCGGAAAGAGGAGCCTTCGTCAATTTGATCTCCGTTCGCGTGTTCGAGGCTCTCGGACTTGACACCACTTCCCTGGTGCAAGCCCGTGAGGAATATAAAAGAATACAGGAGCAGAAACGCAGGGAGCAGAAGGAGAAAGAGGCGGAAGAGCGCAGAGTGCAGGAAGAGCAACATCAGCGGCTACTCAATGAACAGAAAGAGAAATTCCTGGACGGGGAACGGATCACGGGAGAAATGTTCGTTGAAATCACCGGAAGGGACGGTTTTGACATCCATATCAGAACCAAAGGGACATTCAACAGGCATGTGAGGGGCATTGACAGGAACGGCACCGTCAGTTTCCGGAAAATCAAGGGCTGCCGGACTCCGGACTTTACCGGATGCCATAAGGCCGTGTCCGCCTATCTGGCGTTCATTACAGAAAAAGAGGGCAAATAATTAAATCCGGGGCGGTAACGGTCTGCTCCATGCAGCTGTTACCGCTACCGGCTTCCGGCCTCACAATTCACGGTTCAGCGCCATTGCCAGCGGAAACATCAACCGGTTATAGGCTTTAAGCTTTTGCAAATTCAGTACATATCCGGCATAGGGATTGGTCAGATCGGTATAGAAGAATACATCGGTAAATCCTGAGTGTTCCTCCACGACTTCACCCTCCAACGGAATCTCCTCCACATTGAACCGCTCCAGAGGCAGTTCTTCCAGACGGGTCTGTTCCGCATTTCCCAACACATTGAGGTTACGGTTAAACAGCACGAATCCTTTCTTCCTGTAATCCACACGCATACCGTACGGACGCTCCACAAGGAAAGCATCCGCCGCTTTCTTTATATAGTTTTCCATAAAACTGAAATTAGAATTGCAAAAATACATCTTTTGTCCGGCAATGGCGAACAAATCAGGAAGAGAATCGCCACAGACCATGCAAAGCACACTACCGTGTATTTTATTTCCCACCCTGCAAAGGTAGTCCCGTGTCCGGTGTACCCTGTCAAGGTCAGGCCCCTTGCGGGGTTGGCTGAAAGAAAATCATCCTCGCCTGACGGCTGCGGTATTTTCTTTCGCCAAACCTTGCGGGTACGATCACGGGACAGTCTGGCAGGCGAGAAATAAAAATACCGGCTCCCGGAGCCGGACGTGTTTAACAGATAAAATTCAAAAGTCATGAAAATCCTGAATGAAGAACATTTCGAGAATGTAAAGCGTTATGCCGAATCCATCGGTGACACCTCGCTCCAAAAATGCCTGGAGCGGTTGAAGAGCTGGGAAGAAAATCCCGACCATCCCTGCGAAATCTCACTCTACTATGACCATGCCCCGTACTCGTTCGGCTTTACACAATGTTATCCCGACGGAAGGACAGGCATCGTGGGCGGTCTGCTCTATCACGGAATACCGGACCGCTCTTTTGCCGTAACACTACAACCGTTCCACGGATGGCAGATACACACCTGATAAAAGACAAACGACAGTATTAACTTCATAAAATTCAAGATTATGGAAACGACATTGGCAGTAATGGAAAGACAACAGCAGTTTGACTTCCAGAAAAACGGAATTGAAGTGATGAACTTCGAGACGCTTCAGCGTACCTACAAGGAAAACGACATCTACAACAACCCGGTGCAAGGTATCTACCATTACCAGGTCATCCGGCGCATGATGGACATCTGCGAGAAATACAATCTCGACTATGAGGTGGAGGAAATCTTCGCGGCCCAGAACAGGAACAAGACGCAGCCGGGAGTAAGCATCCTTCCGCAGGTGGAACAGACACATGGCGAAAAAGCCGTGGAAGCGCACATCCTGCGCCGTATCTTCGCCACCATCCGGATCAAGGACTGGGAGACGGACGAACTGACCACAACATTGGTCGTCGCCTACCACCAGGACGGCATACAGGCAGCCATAGGTCCCTGCGTGCTAATCTGTCATAACCAGTGTATCCTTTCACCCGAGCGAAGTGTCTGCAATTACGGCAAGAAGAAAGTCTCGACGGAAGAGGTGTTCGAAACCGTGGACGGCTGGCTTGCCAATTTCGAGGTGAACATGAACGAGGACATCGAACGCATACAACGGCTGAAACGCCGGGTTATATCTATGGAGGAAATCTATATGTATATAGGTCTGTTGACCGCGTTGCGCGTCTCCCACGACAGTTCGGACAGGAATCTGTCATCCTCCGTGGAAACCTATCCTCTGAACCAAGGGCAAATTTCTATATTCACGGAAGAGGTGCTTAAACTGGCTATGACCAAAGGGCAGATTACCGCTTGGGAGCTATACAATATAGCCACAGAGATATACAAGCCCGGAAAAACGGACTTCCCGGCACTGATTCCACAAAACGGAGCAATGGCGGAACTACTGCTTTCCCATCTGCCGGAAGCAGCTGAAGTACAGGATGCCGTTCCGGTAAGCTGACATACAAGCCGCACAAATGGCCTGATTCCGACAATACGCATAAGGGAGAACCTGACAGTCGAAAACAACTGAAAGATTCTCCCTTTTTCATTTACTTCTCAAAAAGCAGCATATATTCCACTTTCCTTCTCCGTTCGATGCTCGGAACCACTTTCCCCTTGTAGCATCTGAAGGAGACATATTCCTTATAGATATCGCGGTCACCCGACTCCAGTTTTTTCAACAGCCGGCTCTTGGGTATTTTTCCATACCCTTTGATACGGGAACAGCCCACATTATACGCAAGAACACTAACGATCAAAGAATCACGTCCCAGATAACTGAACATACGGCACAACTTACGGAGGTCTGCTCTCAGAATGGAATCACCTTGTGCTTTTGTAATACTGTTGGTAAACCTCTCCCCGGGAAGAACTTTGTGCCCCCACCCGACATAAGGCCAATGCTTTTTCTCTCCATGCCAACCCTCGAATCGCTTGACACACTCGACCGCAATACTGAACCTGTCCGGACTTGCCTTTATCGGATTCTCCGCCCTCGACGGCATACCCGGAAAAAAGACCGTGATGGAAAGCACCGCAAACCATATTGCTTTTAACTTCATCATAGGCAGGACCGGCTTAGTGTCCGACAATTGTGACCGGCAATTCCTTGCTATCCGCAGTCACGACGGAATCCTCGTCCTCCGCCTCGTTGTTGAAATCAAAAGTCAATTGGCAAATCTGTGCCGGTTCGCTGTTGTCCTCGAAATAGATGTCTATCGTCTGCTGGTTCTCGCTTTCAGAAGTGTAGTATAGCCTGAACACCTCCCTGTCAAGGGGATAGCGGTCATTGGGCAGCAACACCATCCCGTCATCCATACGGAGTGTACCCTTGCCGTCCGGCTGGAAATATCGGATGGTGTAGCGGGCATCGGAAAACCGTCCTTCACGTTTGAGTTCACACCGTATTTCCACCGTCTCACCTTTCACAATACGTGTGGGGACAGGCAGGGTCTCCACCTTGAACGGATAGGACTGCTGTACATCCATTTCATCATTGCAGGCGGACAACAGACAAGCCGCCAGACCCAGGAACAGGATTGCCATCATTCCGGCCAATTCTCTTTTTTTATTCAATGCATTCATATTCAATCAGATTTTAATACGTTATACTTAATTCTATTTTTACAGAAACTTGTTCTGCAGGTATTCGTTCAGATCCTTGTATCCTTTGTACAAAGAGGAACAGTCCACTATTTTATCCGCATAGCGTTTGCGGAGCGCCTCCAGCGTGCGCCGTCCGGCTTCGTCCCGGTCCAGGTAACAGTTGACTCTCTCATATCTGTCAAGAACGGGGAACGAGCGTTCCAGCAATGCCACCGAGTTCAGTACGAGATAGTCGTCGCCACATCCCAATTCGAGTTGCATCCACGAGAGGCAGTCGATAAACCCCTCGAAGAGATTGCAAGTATCCGAACCGTTGTCCATCAGCGAAATGTCTTTCGGAGAGAGACTGGCCTTAAAAAAGCGGTTGCGCACCTCGTACCCACCGCTGACATTCCTGAAACCGATGGCGAAATACCGCTTCCCGTGCAAGGTGTACCTGATCTCCTTGCAGTTCGGCATAGCCACATCACCGCTAATGCCACGTTCCGCCAGATAACGGAGCAGGACGCTGTTGTGCAGCGGTCCGGACTGTACCTTCGTGAAACTTTCCTGCCTATGGGAATCTTCCCTGTCATTTTCCCCGGAACGGGAAACGGTCTTGTGTTCGGGAGCAAGACCGCCCCATATCCCTGTGATGAACCTGGCCTGCGCCTTGAAATCCCCGCTGCCGATAAACTCCCCCGCAAGGGTGAATATGTCGCCTCCCTGTCCGGTACCGAAGTCATGCCATATATCCTTACGGACATTCAACTGGAACGAGGCGGTGCGCTCCTCCCGGTACGGGGCCAGATACCAATATTCATCCCCCCGTCTTCTTGCCGGTTCATATCCCATCCGTGCCAGAAAAACGGCGATTGGAATGTCTCTTATCTCTTCTATAGTCAT